TAAAATCTACAGATGCGAAAGGCCCATTTGCAAGTTGATTACCGTCCCATTTCCCCATAGCGGAGTATCCCGGTACTGCATCCCAGCAATAGGTAGTCATGGCAGTAGAGGACTTATTAAAGGACATGTGAGAACCATATGTTATGACGGTCGGCGAGGGAGCAATATCTTGAAAAGCTAAATCATCATCAATCGCTGCACCTGAAGAGTTTATATATAAATTATGCGTCCAGTTTAATTTTGTATGGCCTACACCTTTACTTTCAGCGGCATCGGCATACGAAATTAAAAAGGATACACCACTAAGTCCATGCCCTACAGTGGCGTCAGCCCCTGTGCCAGTAAAGGTTAAAATAGAGAACTGTGTAACTGTATTAGCACTGATAATTAGGTTATCAGAATCACCAGTAATTGATCCGGCATCGTTGTCTGTTTCCCTGGAAGCTTTAGCACCCGCTCTATGACATTCAATGACATAATTATCTGCTGATAGTGCAGTGCTATCGCCAAGGGTTATGGTTGTTCCCGAAACCTCTATGATACCACTATCCTCAAACTGCGTAGTGTAGTTATTCTCATAATATTTATCGTAGCCATTAAGACCATCCACGTTAAACCATTTCTCAGAGCTATCACGGTTCTTAATTATAAACAGCGTGTCATAGGTGTCGGCGTTCCAACCAAGCGTAAAGGATGTACTTGTTCCGTCATGATCTACTAGCTCCACCTGACGATGCTCATTTACATCGAAGGCTAGGTCTGTCATATTGGCTGTGCAGAGTGCTAAGAAGCCACTCGGAGGTGCATTATCGAAGTCACCATAACCGTTATCATCGGCGTTACCGCCAGCATTAGGAGATGTTTGTCCAAAGTTTACTGTTTGGTCTGCGCCACTATCTCCTGTTGAAGTTACCGGGCTATACCCCCCAGAAGGCGTAAAACTAACAGCAGGGTTGGCTCCCGTTGCGGGGTTGCCAGAATTAGGCCACGCATCACCGTCTTTGCGCCACCAAATCTTTCCGTTGTCAAAATCTACAGCACAGCACATAACCTCTGTAGCAACAAAAGCACTACCTATGTAGGCTGTTTCTGAGCCATTATTTCGGTAACTGCCATCTGTATCTAGCAGACAAAAGCTATTCGCTGATGATCCGGGTCTTGTGCTGTTGCTTTCACTTGTAGGTGACCATCCACAACAATTTGAACGATACGCCCCTAAAGCATCAATAGTTTGTTCATAATACCATTTTCCTGAAGTAACTACATGAGTTCCAATAGAGTTCCACCAACCTCCATTTGCTGTAGTATCCCATTCCAAATTACCATTAGAAAGGGTTACTCCGGTGTTAGAGTTTGACGCAACCCCTTGAGCAGACCAAGTACAAAAGTTATTCGTAGGCGTATCAGTCACTTGATCATTCGCAGCAAGGCCGCTTGAAGCGAAGTGGTTGTCATTACCTGAAACGTCAGTGCCAGCGCCGTCATCTGTGCCAGGAGCTACTGCATAGTCCTGTAAGAAACCATTAGTTCCAAATGTGAGGGCAGTTACGTTCTTGGGACGCCATTCACCCTCGTTATCTAACTCTCCAAAATCGGTGGTATCATAAGCAGTTCCATCAATCAAAGTGAACTGAGACATGTAACCATCCCAATAGTCTGCTGCCGTATTCGCTCTGCCTATATAGTGAGCTACTGTATTATTAACATGGCTGTCTAGACCAGATGAAGGTTCTGTTCCCCTGGATAATCGCTGTGTCCAAGATACTGCAACATTATTAACCCAAGCTAAAATTCTTGAGCCAGAATCAGCCCCACTATCGTATTTTACTAGTATGTGATACCAGCTAGTAGGGTCACGCAGTTGCATAGTTGAGTAAATATCAAAGTCATATGCGGCACTTGTCTTTTGGACAATTTCAAGATTACTATCGGTTGCTGTGGCATGAGAAAAATAGATATGCGTGAAGTCAGAACTGTCACCAGCATGAAGTATCTTAGATGTTGTATCCCAATCAGCCAGTTTGACCCACACGCTAAGAGTCCATACATCCCTGTTACCGGCAGAAGTTGGTGTGCGGGACATATATGCACTGTTATTATCATTAAACCGTACTGAGTTCCCCACTGAGTAAGCGTCACCACCTGATGCCGAAGCTGCTGCCATTAATAAATTATTACTAAACATTAACTATATTCCTGTGATAAAATTGCTTGTATATTTTCACCTGTGTCATCGCTGGAAATAGAAGCGATAATATAATCTAGTCTATCCACAGCCCCATTGGATGTAGAGAAGGTAGGATCAGTACCGGCTGGGAATTTCCAGCAAGCATTCCAAGACAGAGTTCCACTGCCACCAGACTGTACAAAGAAAACACTTCCTGTCTGCCCAATCCTACAATTTGTAGGTCTTGCCATTGTATGGGCTGCTGTAACCGTAGTTAAAAAGTTCTGTCCTGACCCAAAATTAAGTGATACGGAAGTTACCCCATCAATAGCCGTAGTATGTATAGAGGCTGCTGCTGATTTAGATAGAGCTATCTGTCCATTAAACGCAGCATTGCCTGATACTGTAGCTGTACCGGCTACATAGAGATTTCCTCCCACTGTGGCATTGCCTACAGAAATATTACCCGCAACAGCTATGCCTGTTATATTAGAGCCATCACCATAAAATGCACTGGCGCATACTTTGCTGCTCACATGCACATCACCTTTGATAGTTACGTTACCTCCCAGGCTGGTATTACCCGCAACATCTAGAGTACCGCCTATTGAAGTATTACCGCTTACCCGCATAGTACCAAGGAAACCGGCATTGCCTGATACTGTAGCTGTACCTGACATTACCACCGCACCTTCAAGACTTGTGGCTGCACTTACTCTAAGAGTTCCTAGAAAACCTGAGTTACCAGTAATAGTGACAGTATCTGTCATTACTACAGCACCCTCAAGAGAAGTAGCCCCAGAAACTCTAGCTGTTCCAAGAAATCCTACATTACCTGATACAGTTGCTGTAGATTTAAGAACAGCAGCCCCTGTGATACTTGTGGTTCCACTCACATAGAGATTACCAGCTACGGTAGCATTACCTACTGAGATATTCCCACTAATTGGGATACCTGTGATATTTGAACCATCACCATAAAATGCAGAAGCACATACCTTACTACTTACATGAACATCTCCTTTGATAGATACATTGCCGCCCAGACTAGTATTACCGGCAACATCCAAAGTACCTCCCACAGAAGCATTTGTACTTACCCTGAAAGTACCGCCTACACCCAGATCTCCGGTCATAGTAGTATTACCTGCAATCGTGACTGTGCCGCCCACATATAGGTTTGTACCTACAGATACATTACCTGCTGTGTCTATATTACCACTCACAGATAAAGCACTCTTAAACGTCCCAGATCCTGAAACAGTTACGGTACTATTAAAGATAGCTGCACCGATTACAGTAGTTGTACCGCTAACATGGAGATTGCCACCAACTGTAAGATTTGTTACTGAAATATTTCCTGTAATATTCATAGGAACATTAGTCAGATTGGCTCCATCACCATAGAATGCAGATGCACATACCTTACTACTTACATGGACATCTCCACTGATAGTTACATTTCCACCAAGGCTGGTGTTACCCACCACATCCAGAGTTCCCCCAACACCTAGATTACCTGTCATTGTAGTATTACCTGCAATAGAGGCAGTTCCACCAACATACAAGTTTGTACCTATAGAAACATTACCACTAACTGAGACATCTCCATCAAAGTTTGCATTTCCTGTTATTTGAGAAGTACCTCCAATAGAAACATTACCGCCAACATCCAAGTTTGTACCTATAGAAACATTACCACTAACTGAAACATCCCCATCAAAGTTTGCATTCCCTGTTATCTGTGAAGTACCTCCAATAGAAACATTACCGCCAACATCCAGTGTAGAAGCTAGACTTGTAGCTCCTGCAATAGTTACAGTTCCTAAGAAATTAGTGGCTCCCCCTACAGATAAACTACCTCCTACAGATAACTCTGCGGAAACATCTAAACTACCCCCAATTCGGCCACCTGTAATTATAGTTGCAGAAATATTAGATAAATTAGAGCCATCACCATAAAATGCAGAAGCACAAACTTTAAATCCTGCATCAGTGCAACTTGCACGAATATTACCTGCAACAAAAAGATTAGCATTAGAATCACTAGAACCAATAGAAACAGCACTTCCAAAAGTAATTGCACCTGTACCAATTAATGTACCACCTATTGAAGTATTTCCTGCAATATTAACATTACCAGATATAGAAACTTCATTGTTAAATTCTGTCTTTGCCTTGAAAGTACCAGCACCTGTAACTACAAGAGTACCACCAACAGAAACATTTTCACTGGCATTAATTGATCCAGTTACAGATAGTCCACTTTTAAATACACCAGCACCGGAAACAGAAAGAGTTGATTTAAGATGGGTAGCTCCTGTAATTGTGGCTGTACCCCCAACAGAAATATTACCAGCAGTATCTATATTCCCACTAACAGAAGCAGCACCTTTAATTTCAACATTACCACCAAAATTACCAGTATCGGCAACAGTTATACTACTAACAGATATATCACCGCCTACGGCAGCAGTGATTCCTGTTATATTAGAGCCATCACCATAAAATCCAGAAGCACATACTCTTTCTTTAGAAGCTATATTACCATCAACAGATACTCTACCTGTAACATGTAATAGTCCTCTAATTTTAATAGAATCTGTAGCAACATCCAGAGCCGTATTAGTTCCTTCTCCTGTCTGTACTGCTTTAAGAGAAGTACTCACTCCAGTGTTTGAAGCGGATGAACTAACAAGAAGTACTTGTTTATAAGTATTTGATATTAATTTTCCGGTTATATCTGTCATATTAAATCCCAACTTTTATTGGCATCATCCCATTGTGTAGTATGCCCTGTTTCTACTAAAGTAGTTGGATTAATTGTAATCCAAGTAGCTGTTTCATTCCACTTAACTCCTCTGCCACCATCATCTGGTCTTGGATTTCTAATGGCAGGATTGTCTTTTACATTCGGTACTTTGTTTTGTGGATGGTTTTTTAAATCATACTGCCCCTCATAATCCTGTGGACATACCAACAACCCATAACTATTAAGTTTCATTACTCTATGAGGATACACAAACCCGCATGTATCACAGGCAGCTAAAGAATTTTTTTGAGTTGCCATTAATTATAAAATGTCAGTCTTGGCAAAAGATAAATACTGGCTCTTTCTCTATCTTCTTCCATTGCCCTAGCCAACATTTCCTCATAGTTTGTTTTTAACATCGCAATCCTTCCTTCCGCAACCCCAGGTCTTTTCATTGACATGAAATAAGCCAGACCGCAAGTAAGAGGAGGTAAGAATCTTTTAGGAAGATCTGCATTCTGGATGGCAGATTTATTTACATCCTGTAATTCTTTTACAATTTCTATTTTTATAACATCAGTGGAATTTTCTGGAATAGGCCACACCGACATTACAGGATTGTCTCTGCCCCTGCGAATACTATACTGGCTAGGTCTACCAGTTTGAGTCTTGGCAGGTATAATCATATATTCTTCTGGGGTAATACGAGTTAGTTTAATATCTGTGTTGTCTCTGCTGATAACAACTTCCAGAGCATTAATCGTACTGCTACTTAAATCATATGCAGTTGTTGAAGCCGCAACTGTTATAGCTGTTGTACTGGTAGACCAGAGAAGAATGCCCCTGTTCTGCCAATCTTTAAGCATTAGATTAATGGATCGTCTGGCAGAGGCTGGCTCATGACCAAGCGTATCCTCGCCACCAATCATTTCAGTAGCTTCCTGAATAACCTCATCTATATCTAGATTAAAGTTATATGTACCTGATACAGCCATTGCTCTTACCTATTTCCTTTTCTTTTTATAAACTACTTTTTTCTTTTTCTTTTTAGCATACTTTTTAGCAGCGGCTTTACCCTTCTTACTATATGAAAAATGTTTAGACCCAACTTTAGGCATTATAAATATCATCTATAAGCTTAGTACCAACACCACCACCACTAGTCATTCTGATAGTAGACTTAATTCTTGATTTATTAGTTACCTTGCCACCAGTTGCTCTTACTTCTGTTAGATCATTGTCATCAGAATTACTCTTCCAAACTGATTTTGGATTCTTCACATAGTCTTCACCTTTAATATTTGTTTGGTACTTTTTACCTTTCCAAGTAAACATACCACCCGGACCACCATGTTCACGCCTAGATTTGTTAAATGCTTTACCAAAACTTAACTTATCTAATGATGGTGCTACCTTAGGTTTTACTTTAGATTCGGTAGCTGCTACCCTAGGTTTTACTTTAGATTCGGTAGCTGCTACCCTAGGTTTTACTTTAGATTCGGTAGCTGCTACCCTAGGTTTTACTTTAGATTCGGTAGCTGCTACCTTAGGTTTTACTTTAGATTCGGTAGCTGCTACCTTAGGTTTTACTTTAGATTCGGTAGCTGCTACAATTGGAGGTACTTTTAATCTTACTAAAGGTACTGCATTAGGTTTTTTCTTAGGTGCTTCCTTCTTTGGAGGTACTTTGGCTGGTGCTACCTTCTTTCTCATTTGAGATACATTGCCTTCTGGCATCTCTTGAGAAAAGAAACCAGTAGATTTTTTCTTAGGGGTTTTCATAGCTTTAACTTGAGCAGCCCTTCTTTTAGCAGTTGCTTTTCTTGCTAAAGCTGCTTGGTCCTTAACTACAGGTTTTTTTGCTGTGCCTAATCTCTTTTTCATTCTAGCTACAGCCCTTTTATAAGCAGGTGATTCAGTGGGTTTTGCCATAATTATTTTCCTTTAATACATTTTCTTAGAATAGGTGGCATTACCAAAACCTTTAGTAGCTTGTCCCACACCTCGCACTACTCCACCTTTATTACGCTTAACAGTACCACCAGACTTTTTTAAACTAAGAGCGCCAGTATCAA